TCTGTTTATTTTTCTTAACAAGCTTTTTATCCAAACGTCAGGGTCAAGTTTTCTAAACACATCAGTTCCGACATATTGGAGAACCTCTCTTGCAGTCATTTTTGCGCTTCTAAAATTACTGTTTGCATGCTCATAAGGAATGTCGCTCCAGCATAGATCTGTATAGGAGTTCTTTTGTTCATCCGTTCCATATGCTTGATTGTAGTCTAACCCAAGAACATCAATGCACATGTCTTTTAGAGTGTCTGCTAGTCCGTATATCTTTACAAAGTTTCCAAGCCCATCATCGAATAGCTTTTTTACATTCAAATTTTTATTACTAAATTCAAACCATTCCTGAAAATCTTTTGTTTGTCCAAATATATCTGTGACTTCTATATTGCCATCTTCAGATAGTCTGGTAGAACCACTGATCCCCAGCTCTGCTATTTTAAGAGCAATAATATAATTGCAGGCAGTGTTTTTTCCGCTCTGTTTCTTTCCTGCGAATCCTAATATCTGAGTCATGCTAATCCCTGCTATAATATTGTTCTAAAACTTCTAGTCTGTCTTCTGCATCAGCTAATGCGCTAAGAGCTTCATCAAGGCTGTCATAAAGATCTCCTGTAGA